TTGCGCCCCCCAAACCAAAAACTACCGTAATCTAAAACCTATGGCCGAGAAAACCCTAAAATTCCAGTGGGCGATGGACCAGTCGTCGCTCCAGGCCATCAAGCGCGGGATGGATGAGTTGACGGCCAAGGCTCTGGCTTTGTCCAAGGCCCTTCAGGGGACGGGGCTACCTGGCGGCGGCGCTGGCGGAATTGGCGGGGCCCCGAACGCAGGACCGGGCGGGGCTCCGGGGACTTCGGCCGGTGGGCGGGGGCCCGTAGCAAGTCCCCTGACCCAGATGGTCAACGCCAACGCGGCCGCCTTCAAGAACATGGCGGCGGCGGGAACCTCGAGCATGCAGGGCTTGACCAACGCCCTCAAAACCACGGTAGGTCAGCAGGTCACTCAAATCGCGGGGCTCCAAGCGGCTCTGCAGAAACTGAACGCCACCTACAATTCCCTGGGTGGCCAAGGAGCTACTGCGGGTTTGGTGCAGCAGAAGATGGTGCATGTGGCGGGAATGCTCAACGCAGCCCAGACGGCCGCTGCGCCGATGCAGCAGATGTATGCGGCCATGCGACCGCCCCTTCTGCCCGGGATTCCCATGCCTGGCGGCGCCGGTGCTCCCCCGCCTCCTCCTGGTGCTCCTCCTGGTACCCCTCCGCCTCCCCCGGGTGGCGGCGGCAGAGGCTGGTTGAGCCCAATCGGGAGCGGGAATTTTAGCTTGGCGAACCCAATGGGTTCCCTCCAGACAATGCTCGGGTCGACAGCTGGTGGGGCCGTGCTTGCGCGCAGCTTGGGTATGGTTGGCGCTGGGGCCATGGGGCTGATGCAGCAGAGTCAGGGCTGGAACAACGGCATGCTCGACCTGAAGGCGGCTCGTGGCGTCATGATGGCTCCCACCATGGGCCGGATGATGGGCGGCGACATTTCAGACATTCTGAAGATGCAGGAGCTGGCCACCTACGACTCCCCAGACAGGGTGGAAGCCCTTCGTAGGAGCGGGAGTTTTGAAGCCAGAACGTTGGCGGGGATTGGCGGCTATGCCTCGATGGCCAGGGGGGCTGTTGGGGCTGGTGGGTCGGTGACTGGAGCGACAGATGTGGCTCTCGACACAGCAGAAATGGGCCGACTCCTCGAGATGCGGGACAAGATGGGGGAGACAAAAGACTACAAGATGGGGGCGGGCCGCGGGTACGCTTACTTCAACGAGCAGCGAGGCTCCATGCTGTCGGCCAGCCGGTTGATGGGCCGTGGTATCAATTTCAAGGACGGCAAAAAGACCGACAGTTACAGCGACTGGGCCGCCGGCCTTCACGCGCGCGGGTTCTCCCCAGACGAAGCAATTTCGGCCGGTGTCCAAGCCCGTCAGATGGGCGGGTCGCAATTCGAAGCGGCCTTTGGTGACACCATCATGTCGGCCAATGCGGCGGGATGGAGCCAGGCGGGCGGAACCCTCCTGAATGCAGCGCGCGGCGGCGGGCTGGGTGACGCGGCGCGGTTGACTCGCGGCGCGCTGGGTGGCGGAATCGCCAAAGCGGCAGGTTTCCAGCTCGGCGACTCGCTGTTTGGGTTCGACCCCCGCGGTACGATTTCGGGCGAGGGCGCCCTCAAGGCGATTCAGCAAGGATTCTCCTTCACCGGCGGCCCCGAGGACTTCAACACGGTCCAGCGGGCGCAGCTGGGCATCCAGAGCGCTGACCGGCTCGCTGGCGGGTTCGACGGGTACCAGAAGGGCATGAACCTGGCGAGCGCAATTAGCCTCATGCCAGGAGGCACCACCTACGCTCAGGACGCCCTCGGCGGGAAGATGGGGTTCAAGGAACTTGCCGAGGTGGCGTCAGGTAAGACTTCGCTCCGTTCGCGCGGATACGGTATCACCCAAGAGCAGGCCATGGGGCAGATTGGAGGCCAGGCTCACGGGCTGTTCGCCAGGTTCGTGGAGCAGGGCGGGGACGACAATATCTCCAAGGCAATGCGCAAGATGCGTGAGTCGGGGATGTCTGAGCAGGAGTACATGGCCAGCCTGGGGGCCAAGGGCGGGGCTGCCTCCAGGCGGGAACTCGAGTACCTCGGCGTAGCGGCGAGCGACCTCATGGGCGGAGATGTCGAGGGCGGCGTAGGGATGATTCAGGCTCTGTCTGGGGTCAGAGGGCTCGACAAGGCCCAGCTCAAAGAGGGCAAAATTCCAGGCGCCGGAATCAGCGACGTCGAAAAGGCGGCGCGAGAGGCCGAGGCAAAGCTGATGCGCGAGTCGGCAGCAGCCCTCAAGGACAACATCGACCGGGTCGTCAAGGGCTTCGAAGGCCTCAGCGCGACTCTCGCTTCGACCGCCAACTTCACCGGTCTGGCCAGCAGCGCAAAGGACGCGACAGACCGCCTCCTCGAGCTTGCCGGCGTGCCACGTAGCGACTTCGAGAAGTCCCGAGGCTCCACGACAAAGACCGCTCTCGAAAACTCTGTTCTGGGCAACACCGACTCCACGGGGGTCAAGGGCGGGCCGAACTTCGCTGGCCCCATGCCGGATTGGTTCGGGAGCAGGCCATGAGCCACAAGCGCTACTATGACTTGCTGTGGGGGTTTGGGGAGAAGGACGACGCCGAGGAGGCCCCCAGCAGCATCGACACCTCACCTACCGCAATCATCGCGGTGTGGAGGTACCGCTACCCCGTCACGTTCTCCCGAGCCAAGCAGGCCTCGTTCAGCAAGAGCGCCTCCGACATCACCGCGCTGCGGGATGAAGTCCTGGTCATCGTCGAGGACGTCGCCAGCGTAACGGTGAATTCGACCAAGACGAACCATATTTCTCAGATGTCGGCCACCCTCAAGCCAGGCGCCAACTACCTCACGGAGATTTTCCCGGGGGATTGGGCGGCCTGCTGGATTGTGAACAGCATCGCCAAGGCCAACGACCTCATCGCCAGAATTCGAGGCGGCAAGGCCTGCAACGGCTTCGACGATGGTCTCAAGTGGATGGGTCGTCTCGCAGCTCCCCGTGTCGGGCTCGTGCAAGGTGCCCGAGGTGCCCGCACGAGCCACTACACCATCAACGGTGGCGGCTTCCAGGAGTTCGACGCCGGGCTCTATTTTGAGCCTTACCTTGCGTCGGACTCGACCGGCCTGGCCAGTGAGTGGCTGCAGAAGACGGGGCTGGCAATCGAGCAGGTAATGCTCCGCGGCGACGGTGGCCCCAACAGTCAGGAGACGGTCATCACCGCCACCAAGGCGATGCCCTTGTTCATGGACGCGTTTTTTGGCAACGGTGTGCCCGCCAACCAGGGTTTCCAGGACACGCCAGCGGGAATCCCCATCACCAAGGGACTCGACAATCCCAACGGCTTCGTCATCCCCGCCCCCGTAGCGGCCGTGCTGGGTGTGACCACGGGCACGAAGTCCACCGGTAAGGTCGGATGGAACGACGTCTGCAACTTGCTGTATGGCGTGCAGAAATACCAGCTCGGTAACTCACCTCAGGACTCCGCCTTCTTGGTCACGTCCGAAACCGAACAGGGCAGCTCCTCAGCCACCTACAGCTCGGCAGGCCAAATCTTCGCACCCGACGGCGTCTCAACAGATGGCAGCACCCGCAGGTTGCAGTGCACCGACGACTTGCTCGGGTCCTTCTTGCCGAGTGCCCCTCAGTTCGACGGCCAGCGAACGGTCTGGTCTGTCCTGGAGCAATACCTCAACCCGGCTGTCAATGAGATGTACACGTGCCTCCGCGCTGGTCCGACGGGAGCTGTCATGCCGACCCTGGTGGTGCGGCAGCTCCCCTTCACCTCGGGCGTGCTCGACGAGACCTACCGTCCCCGCAAAATTCCACCGGCAGACCTTCCCAAAAGCGCCAAGGCCAAGAAGCCCAAGACCCCGCCCCTGCCCAACCCCATCGACGCACCCCGCAAGCTTGCTTTGACCCGCTTCGTGGAGGTCCCACGCTGGGTGGTGCATCCGCTCCTGTTCAAGGGCGGCGAGCTGGGGCGTAGCGACTCCTTGAGGTTCAACTTTATTCACGTATATGGGGAGACGGGCCTCGCCGACCAAAACAGGGCAGGCTACATCACACGCGACCCGCCCATCGCCGACGACATGGACATCTGCCGTTCTGGCTTCAGACCTTACATGTCCACGGTGCACTGCTCCCCGCACGACGCCACCAGCCGAAGGGCCGGTGACTGGATGTACATTCTCAGCGACATCCTGATGGGGCAGCACCTGACGCTGACGGGCACGATGCAGCTTGTAGGAATTCAGTCGCCTATTTGCATCGGAGACAACATCGAGTTCGACAACCATATTCTGCACATCGAAGGCCTGACCCACTCCTACAACGTGAACTCTCAGACCGGCATTAAAACCTTCCGCACCAACCTGGCCCTGAGCCACGGACTGAAGATTGAGCAGCTCGACGGAAGCGACTTCGGCATGTACTCCGGTACTGGCCCGGATGACCTTCGCGCCTACGCCGGTACGACGAGTCGCGACTACCAGGTGAACCCGACAGAACCTTCGTCGCCTCCTGCCCAAGGAGTCACCGACGCTGGCGACCCGAACCTGGACAGGATAGGTGAGACGCTGGGTGGCGTTGCGGAAGTCTTCCAATCCAAGGCTGAAGGGTTCGCAGGAATCTTCAAGAAGGACCTATGAGCAATATTCTCTCTGACGGAACCTGCATTCCTAGCTACCTTGGCTCCCGCTCGCGCGGCGTCGGTGGCGGCTCACGCGTCGCTCTCAACGATTCCGTCCTGCACCTCGGCGAAATCAAGAAGGTCATCTGGCCCGACGACAAGAACAGCTACACCAAGACGACCGTGGAGTACGAGGTCGAAGTCCAGTACAGGTCTGGCAGCGGCGGGTATGTATCCTCTACATTCCGAGGCGCTACCCTCAGCAATGTGTTCGGGGGCAACGCGGACCAGATGCGGGCCACGCTTCGGCCCGGCAAGGGCGACTCGGACAAGGCGATGGGGGCCGGCAGCAAGGTCCTTTTGCTGTGCATCGGCGGGGACCAGCAGAAGGCGATTATTCTCGGCGGCGTCAGAGACCCCAACTCGAAATTGGTGGAGTCAAAGGACGACGGCCATCACCTCTTCTTTGAATTCAACGGCGCCCAATTCAGCGTCGACAAGGATGGCCAGGCGCAGTTCCTGTTCCGAGGCGCAACCAAGGTCGACGGCACCTTGACCGACTCTGCTGTGACCGAAGCGGAGGGAACGTCCGTCCTCCTCGACAAGGACGGCGGTTTTACTGTCGGTACGCCAGACCTCGCGCAGTACATCAAGATTGACCACAAAAACAAGAAGATTGAAATCCTCTCGGACGACGACTTCCACGTCACCTCAAACGGCAAGGTAACGGTCGAAGCCCAGGGGGACGTTTCCGTTTCTACCAAGGGGTCCGCAACCATCACGGCCCAGGGAACAATCAGCGAGAAATCCGCTGGAGTCCTGATTGGGGACGCAACCGACGCGACAATGAAGGGCACCACCTACCGGGCGGCGGAACAGGCCCTCCACTCTCAGCTCGCATCGGGGTTGACGGCCTTGGGGCCCTTGTTGGCGACGGTCGCCGGAGCTATGACCGCCGCAGCCTTGCTAAATCCGCCTCTGGGGCCGGCCGCGGTACCTTTGACTGCTGCGAGTGTCCTGATGGGGCAGCTCGCCGGAGCCATCCAGGCCTTTGAAGGCCAGGCCCAGCTGTTTTTGAGCACAAAGAACAAGAGCGACTGAGCGTAATCTGGAGCGTACATGGCCATCGTATCCAGCACGCCAGGTTCAATCCGTGCACTAGGTGCGGCCACTCAAGCCGCCCAGGAAAATGTCGACGTATTCAAGAGCGCCCAGTCGCCGGGCGGGGCAGGCATTTACGTACGACCTGACGGGATTCCTCTCACCCCCCATCCGTTCTGGTCGGTGTCGTCGGCAGAGTCGATTGCGGCCAACTGGGACCAGAGCTTCCCGTACCAGCTCCTCTGGCTTCGCAAGAAGGGCAAAGCGTGGAAGATTGAACTCAGGTACACGTTCCCGCTTCCCCCTGAGAGCCTGACCATCAACACCCCCTTCGCGATTGAGCTGTCCGTGACGGCCGGCGGAACGCTCGAGGAGCACAACGGGGCCCCGCTCCGGGACATCACTCTGTCGGGGACGACAGGAACGTTCCCGCTGCGTGGAGCGGTGGACAAGCCTTCGTTCTTCGAGGCCGAGTTCGCAGGCATCTTCGCGGGAACCGCAAACGCCGTGCGCGGCATCGGCTCGACAATCTCCCAGGCCGGAAATCTGTTGGGAGGCGTCAGTACCCCCAACAACATCGTCTCGAAGACAGAGATGGCCGACGGGCTCGGACGAGGCACCGGCTTCTACCAGCACCAGCTCCTGACCCGTTTTCTCGAAGCGTATGTGGAGCGTAAGCGCCGCGGGGACAAGAACCTGAAGTTGGGGCTCGCCATCTGGAAAGAGCGCTGCATCTATCTTCTCAAGCCGAGCGGTCTGAACGTGCCTCGGACCGCAGCGAGACCTCTCGAGTACCCCTTTCATTTTACGGCGACAGCCACTCGGCGGATTGTCCTGGACGACACGACGGGCGCAGCGGCCCCATACGAGGGGGAGGTCGGAGTAGGGTCGCCTGACACTTTCGCAAAAGTGGTGTCTGCGCTCACGACCGCTCGGGGCGTGCTCGAGGGGGCCAGGGATGTGCTGAGCGGCGTCAGGGCTGACGTCCAGCAGGTCCTGTTCACTCCTCTTCGCCAAGCGACCCTCTTCGCCAAAGACGCGGTCGGCACCGTGCTGGCGGCAACTGACTTCCCCAGCGACATCATCACCGACATGAAAGAGCCCCTCCTTGAGGCGTCAGCGACCCTGAATGCTGTCGGGGCTTCCAGTCGCCAAACGCCGGGCAATGCGGCGGCAAGCGGTGCCGCAATCCAAGAGGCATTCCGCGAGCTGGCTGTATCTACAGGCAAGGCCGACACGGGCTCTGGCCGAGACAGCACCACCAACCGGTCGGGGCTTTTTGGTTCGGGGCAGAACAAGAAGAACGCCGCTCCAGCCAATAAAATAATGGAGACCCCGGTCGCGAATTACAGCTTCTTCTCCACCATCCGCCCCAACGCCCTCAGCTTGCGACCCGACACCGTGAGGAAGATGGAGACGGAACGCGCCGCCGTGAAGAATCTTCACCGCGAGGATTTTGAGAAGTCTAGGGACGGCATCGAAAAGCTTTTGGCTGAGTTCTCGGACGCTGTGGGGGCAGGAAGTGCCACCTACAGTCGCACCTTCAAGCTCCCCCATCGCTCCACCTCCCGCGAGCCCACCGACGGAGAATGGGCCCTCATCTACGCGATGACCGACGTCCTCCAGCAGTTCGACTCCTTGGCCGCCAGCGCCAAGGTCAACCACAATCAGGTCACCAGCCTGGATTATGTCGCAGGTCTCGCGGCCCGGTCAGGAATCGCCTTCACCGTCCCCACGTCGAAGTTCGCCGTACCGTTCCCATACGGAGCCACACTCGAGGGCCTGGCCGAAAGGTACCTGGGGTCGATGGACAGCTGGCACGAAATTGCGACCCTCAACGGACTGAGGGCCCCGTACGTTGACGAAATCGGATTCAGGCTCCCCATCTCGACGAACGGGATGGGCTGGCAGGTCGTCGTGGCTGACGCCTCGAATCTGTTCCCTGGCCAGAAGGTGTGGATTGAGAGCGTGGCCGTGCTGCGCGAAACACGGCGCGTCCAGAAGATTGTCAGGACCGGCAATTCGTGGGCTGTGACGCTGGACGGAAAAGACGACCTCGCAAAATACACGACTTCGGACCGAGCGTTCCTGCAGGGGTTCCTTGCGGGGACTGTGAACAGCCAGCAGCAGATTTACATCCCGTCTGACGCCCCACCCAGCCTCGACGAGGACGATTTCAGGTCGCGGAAGGTCCCCGGAGTCGACTACTTTGACCCGCTGGTTGCTTCGTGCGGGATTGATTGGCTACTCACGTCGGACAACGACATTATCTTCGTGCCGGACGGCAGCACCCGACTCGCCGCGGGGCTGACGAACCAGGTCCAGAAGGTGAGGTTGGCTATCGGCACCCCCAAAGGCTCGCTGAGCGGCCACTCAGACTACGGCGTGTCCATCAAGGCTGGCGAGAGCACCGCCGACGTGAGCGCGGACCAGATTCTGGAAGACCTCAACCACCTCTTCGACTCCGACCCCTCCTTCACTGGAGTCAAGGGCGTCTCGGTCGCCAAATCGGCCGGAAGTGTCATCGCCCGACTGACGGTCGGCATCGCAGGAACGGGCCAGTACGTCCCCCTCCAGGTGGACCTCCGCCAGAAATGACGCGGTAGTGGTATACTGCGTGGCCCCGGACCGTGTCTGGGGGTAATCTGTGGCGAGTCCCCTTCAAAATCAAACAAAAGGCCCAGCCGATGGCTTCCGTCCCCACACCCCGTTCCCGCTCGCAAATTATTGGCGAAATCGTCGACAGCGTGACGTCGCGCACCGAGATTGGAGGGTTCCAGGTTGGCTCGCCCCAGCTGAGCTTTATTGAGGCCGCCGCCACCAGCGACGCCCGCGGGAGCCAGGACACATTCCAGCTGCTTGCTTCAAACTCTCTGGAGCGTGCGCAGGGCGAAGCCCTTGACCGTATCGGCGCGAAAGAGCAGACCCCCCGCCTTGGGCAGATTCCGTCGTCGGGCTGGGTGGACATCTTCGACACGTCCTTCGTGCGTATCGCCACGTCTATCTATCAAGGCGGGGCAGCACCCGCGGTCGGCACCGTCTCCCTCCTGGTGGAGTCTGCAGCCAGTTTCGCACCGACGGGCAGCCTGTATATCGGCCGGGGGACCTCCAATTACGAGGGCCCGATTCCGTACTCGGCTGTCGCCAATGCGGGGGCCTACTGGACCATCACTCTCGTCACGGGTACCACCAAGACTCACAACCTCGGCGAGGGCGTTGTGCTTGCTCAGGGCGGCAACCGAGCAATCCCCGTAGGAACCCTGGTCCGTACACCTCAAGGCAACGCGAGCACCGCGGTGCAGTTCGCGATTTCGTTCACGGCGAGCATCCCCGACGGCGAAACGGAGACCTTGCAGGTCCCAGCGAGAGCGCGGGTCCCGGGCAGCGTCGGAAACGTACCTGTCGGAGCTGTGACGGAGTTCGTCAGTCCTCCGTTCATTGGGGCTGGCGTCTCGAACCCGGCACCGTTCGCGAACGGTCTCGACACGGAAGACGACTCCACCTACAGGGAGCGCATTCGGGCAGCAAGGCAGAGCAAAAGCAAGGGCACTTCCCTGGCCGTTCAGACCTCGGTCCTTGGCCTGAGCGCCCCCGACGAAAACAACCGCATTCTGAGCGCCCATTCTGTCCGGTCTGCGGGCGGCGGCGCCACCCTGTACATCGACGACGGCACCGGATACGAGCACAAGACGGAGGGCGTGGCGTTCGAGTCGATTGTCGCCTCTGCGACCGGCGGAGAGAAAAAGTTCCAGCTGGTCAGCGGCAAGCCGGTTGAGAAGGCAGCTCTCGTGACCACGGTAGCTCCCCCGTTCCGTCTTACCCACCTGTCCGAACTTGCTGTCGAGGTGGGTGGCACCCGAACGTCCCATCTTTTTGTCGATTCTGAGTTCGCGAGCATCGCCAACGCGACGGCTCATGAGGTTGCGAGCGCAATCAACGCGGATGCCTCGCTGGGCTGGGTTGCCCGCACCACCGACGGGGCGACCAAGGTCTCCCTCTCGGCAAAAGCCAGCACGAATGAAGAAATCCAGGTCGTGGAGCCCGCGGCCGGCAATGCCGACGCTGGCGCTGCGATGGGGTTCCCCACCTCGCTGTCTCAGTCCTTGTGGTTGTACCGCAACGACCAGCTCCTGTCGAAGGACGGTCGCCTGGCCGCCTTGCGCACCAAGCCCCAGTCGGGCTGGGGCTCAATCTCTTCCGGGGACACACTGCTGATTGAGGTCGACGGAATTCCCCTCACCATCACCATCAGCGATGCCAGCTTCGTCGCCGCAAAAACGCCGTACGCCCAGGTCAGTGCGACAAATTCGCTCGCTTCGTGGGCGGCCGTGCTGAACAGGACAGTACCCGGAATCACCGCGTCCGTATCGGGCTCGTCGCTGGTGGTCCAGAGCAACCGGAATAGGTCCGGTGAAGCTTCTGTGGTCGTCACCGGGGGCGCCATCGGCGGTGCGATGTTCGCGGAGACGGCAGCGTTCGGAGACAATGCCGACTACACCCTCAACCGGAACATCGGGCTCGTTCAGTTGTCCCAGGCCCTGGCCTCTGGAGAGCGCCTCAGCGCGGGCTCTCTTTCGACTCGCGGATTCCTCGAGGCCGAGGTGGCCTCGCTCGTTATCGCCTCAGAGCCGACATCCGTGGCCGGCGAGGTTGGAGCCGAGCTGTGGGTTGTGGTCGACGGCGCTCCCGTGGTCCCCGCCATCGGCACCGGTCCAGGCACAGACCTGACGGTAAGTGGCGTGGCCGCTCCTCCGTGGGGCGTTCGGGTTCGCTACACGAGCACTGCCGGGCTCAGCCTGTTCGGCGACCTCCGTCGCGGCGATTGGGTCATCGCGACCGACGTGAATTTCGACATCGAAAACCGCGGCGCGTTCCGCGTTGTGGACCTCCCCACCTCCGCGCCATTTTCGTGGGTCGAGGTCGAGCAGTCCCCCGCTTGGGCATCTCCGCAGGCTCTGACTCTGTCCGGGGACGGGTTCAGGGCTGTGCGAACGGACGTGGCTCCCCAGCGCATCTTCGTTGGGGTGACAGGCAATCCGTACACCGCGACCTCACTGGCTCGCGAAGTGGACGCTCAGGTTGTGGGCGGTGCGGCGACCGTGTATCGCACGACGCGCATGAGAGTGCGGACCAATACCTTTGACGCCACCAAGGGCAGTATTGTCGCCGTCGCAGCGAACGCCGAGGGGGTCCGCTTCGGTCTCGCCATGGGCGAGGTCCGGCGGTCGGGTGTCAGTCACTTGGGAAGCGTCGTCGGAACAGCTTCGCAGAAGGGGACTCCTGGGTTCGATTTCTACGAGGTGGGGCCTGCCCCGACCTCTACCGTACTGAGCTTCGCTGGCACCGCGCCGAGCAGCGGCGACGTGATTGTCGGACTGAAGTCCCTCGCTGAGTTCATCACCGACCTGAACCCTCGCTGGGGTAACCAGGGCTTCGAGAGCACCATCGAAATCCAGTCGACCGGCTCGATGACGCTCCGTGAGGCCCCCGTCAAGCAGTGGCTCCAGGGCGAGCGATTCTACGCAGCGGCTCCGTTCGCCCTGTCTGCACGGGACTCGTTGGGCGTTGTGCTGGACGGAGATGAGATTTCGAAGCGGTACGTGATGAATACATACCGAAAGGTGACTCCGACCACGAACTCGTACGGGGCCGTGAACGTGTTCCGCGACACCGACGGTGGCGGAGTCAGCCTCGCTGAAGCGTTCGGCACTGGGTTCGACTGGCGGGACTTTGCGGTCCACATGAAAGCGCGCGCAATCGCTGGCGGCATTCTCTGGCGCTTCAACAGGCACGGCGCAGAGGGCAACTACGCGCGAGTCGGTTTTGGATATCCGACAGCTCCGTCGTTGCCGGTAGGTGTGACGGTCGATGCCCGCTCCACCAACAACGCCGACATCACCATCTCGCTTGCAGGCGGCGCCCCGAGGACGCTGGCGAATCTGCGCCCCACCGGTTTCGTGGGCCAAGCTGACGTGAGCAACGACCTCATCCTTCTTACGCACACCTCTCAGGTGGTGTTCAGGCTTGAGGTCGCGTCGGCCGTACGCAACTCCCTGGGCCAGACCACACTCTGGCTGACGCTTCCGGTGGGCGTAAGCCACGGCATCGCCTCGGGCCAGACCGTATGGATTCAGTCGGCAGACGTGAGCTTCACAACCGGACCCAAGTTCATCATCAACGCCAGCAACACGAGCATCCAGTATATGGACATCCCAGGTGTCGTCCCTAGCATGACGGCTCCGATGTTCGTCTCCTATGACTCTGCCGGGGACATGAGCCTTGCGGGAGCGGGGATTGTGGTGGGTGACCTTGTCAAGGTATCAGGGGTCGTGTCGCAGGTCACAGCGGCCAATGACAACGACATCACCACCGTGCGACCCGGGAACCCGGTTCTGTCCACTGCCATCGGCTGGACTTCCGTACCCGCCGCCGGCACCTCGGTCTTCCCCCTGGACGCAGCCTCCAATTCAACCTCCGCCATCGTCACAGCGGCCAACGCCGTCGCGACATCGCCCGTGACGGGCCTTGAAGTCACGCCCGGGACCATCACCGCCGCCAGCGGTTGGACCTCTCTTTCGGACGGTCTCAATTTCGTCCGTTTGACCAACATCCCCACCCTGCCATCTGATGATTTCGTATTCACATTCAAGGACCCCACGAACCCAGCTCTCGCCCTCGGTGCAGACTGGATTAATGAGGACGTGCGACTCGTTCCTCTGACCGCGACCAACGTTGCCGACTTCGTCTCGACCGCCGCGGTCTCAGCTCTGTTCAGCGGGGCCGAGATTCTCACTGCCGGCGAAGCTTCGCATCTCCAGCTCACGACCGTCACCTCTGGCGCTGCCGGGGCTGTAGCTGGTTCACCGGGCGGTGCCAATTCGCTGCACGCAGCGGTCGTAGGAAACGCATCCGCCAGCGGCTTTATCTCTACTGTGGCGGTTTCGGACTCCGCCTCGCTCGGCCTCACTGGGGACACCTGGGTGGCTGTCGACAACGCCGTTAGGGCCACCAAGAACGTCATTTCTTCGGGGACCGCTCTGACCAGTCTGTCCCCGTCCGGCGCGGTAGAACTCTCCACCGACGCCTGGCGATACAGCGCTGGAGGCCCCACCACCCTGAACACAATCTCCACCTGGCAAGTAGAGCGCCACGGCCGTTTCGTAGCGTACGTGTCGGATGTGACCGTCCCCAGCTTCGCGAACGTCAGGGAGGAAGATTGGGTGGTCATCGACCCGAAACTAATCGACCCGGCGTACCCAGGCGCACCCCGCACGATGAACTCCCTCAACCGGGGCATCTTCCGGGTGGTCCGAGCAGACGCCGCGTTGCGCACGTTCTGGATTGAGAACCCCTCCGCAGTGCCTGAGGTGGCGACCGCCGACGTCGTGTTTTTGTCCCACGACAGCACGCTCCCGGGCGACTCCTTGCTCGTCAACACCGCAGCGTGGGGCGCCAACAACCTCGGGTCGTGGACAGTCAAGAGCATCGACCTGACCTCTCAGAGCAAGTTCGCTCTCGACACGTCATCCCGGATTCCTGCGAGCGCGGGCCCCACCGCACCTCTTGGTGCGTCTGCAGGCCTGGTTCGGGTGTACGAAGGACAGCCAAGCAGGCTCATCAAGAAAATCCGCGGCATCGTCCGTACCGGCCCCCTGGCCGACATCCAGTTCTCAACCAACTACGGCTACACCCGCATCAACGCCGCGAACGGCAGCACCATTTCCGCCCTGGACAAGCTCGGCCTGGACTCAGCTGTCCCGTCAGCTGGAATCGACGGATACGTGCACCTCACAGGGCTCATCGCTGAGGCCAGCAAGGTGGTGTACGGAGACGAGGCCCAGACCAGCACGTATCCCGGAATCGCTTCCGCGGGGGACAACATCGAAATCGTCGGCTCGATGGTGAAGAGAATTTCGGTTGCGCTTTCGCTCCGTGTCAGGACCGGCATCGACAGGGAGGACATCGAAAATTCAGTTCGCGCAGCTGTCGCCGCCGTCATCGACGCCACCCCCGAGTCCTCCCCCGTCGCGTTGGGGGACCTTGTAGCTGCGGCCCAGACCGTCAACGGAGTCATCGCCGCTACGATGCTCAGCCCCACCTACGACGCCACCCACGACATCATCGCAGTGCAGCCCGGAGAAAAACCGCGAGTAATCAATCCGAAGGTGGACGTCCTGGTCAGTTTTGCTGGAGTCATTTAAGTGAACACGACACCGCTTACTGGTGGAGCCGAGCAAGAGACCGCGTTCAGCACGCTGCGGTCCTTGCTGCATCCGAACATCGGGGGGCCAGCCACCGAGATTCTCCTCTCGGCGCTGGCCGATAGTGACCAGAAAAACTGGGACAACGCGAGACTCGCATTCGACCAGCTGTTCCATGCTACAGCTTCGGGAAAATATCTCAACCGCCTGATGTCGGACGACGGCGTAGTCAGGCCCCCTCTTCTGGGCATCAACGACGACCTGTTTCGCAAGCTGGGGATTCAAGCCATCGCCTCCAAGCTGACCTTGCAGTCCTTGCTCGGGCTGCTGGAGGTCTTCTATGGCAGCTCTGCGGTGCGGTCCTTCGCCGAGACGGAGCTGGGTGGACCCTTCGCTTTGGCTCTTGGGCTGTCTCTGGAGTGGGCCCTGGACGAGAAAACCGCATTCAGGGTTGAGTTCACGCCAGAGATGTTCACAAACATTAATGCAGCGCGAGCCGAAGAGGTGGCTGCGGTCATCACCAAAGCCATGCACGACGAGAGGTCCGACGGCTTCGCCCTGCACGTAGTCGACCCGGAAACGGGCCTGGACAGAGTTCAGGTCTTCAGCGGGTCCCTGGGGCTCACCTCTTCCGTACGCTTCACTGGAGGCACAGCTCAGCCTCGTCTTCAGTTCAACACCCACAAAAACGTCTACTCCGGCGACGCCGCCGGGAGCGTTTGGGTGTTCACTTCCCCCACCCAGGGCGTGACGCGTTTCTCGCTGACGACGGTTGGGCTCCCCGCGGTGGACCTGGGCGGCGTCGAGGAGGGGGACTATGTAGTCGTGGGTCCTGGGGTAGGCACCGTGACTCCAGCATCGTATAATGTGCTTGGGGTGACAACGGAGTGGTCTGGAGCGAATTACATCCAGTCAGTCGACCTGGTGGGTGACCTTGGGTTCATTGGCGCGTTCGTCCAAGCTTCGAACTCTCAGTTTTCGTTTTTCTCTCCGACCAAGCGAACCACTCTCGCGGGCACCCGAACGGTTGCGGCCACTACCCCAGAATCGGGAGTTGAGATTTCGGTTCCGGCGACGACCCAAGTCGTAGTCCGCACCGAAGAGACGGGCAGCTATGCTCACGTGCCCGGCGACACCTCAGGAGCCGTCGGGCCCTACGTCTTTGACCCGCGGGACGGAATCCAAGTCACGTCAGTCCAAACCGCGTTGACCGCCCCCATGCTGAAGGGGCAGCATTACGACAAGGTGTCGGTGGTGAGCACGGAGGGTTTCCCGTCGACGGGCGGCTTTTTTGTTCTGGCGTTCGGACGCAGCATCCAATCGCAGCTGGTAAGGGTTATCACCGTCGCGAGCCCAACCGAACTCATTGTCGACTTCGGTGCCGAAACAGAGAACGACTATCCGGCAGGCACAACCGTAGATTTTGTGCCGTCTAAGGCCCCGTACGTTCCAGAGTCGGGCGAGTTCGGAGCCTTTATCGCGACCGGCACCGCGACGGGCCGACTCGTCGCAGAGCAGATGATTTCAAACTCCGTTGAGGCGGGATGTAACCTTTCCTTCGAGGTGACTTACCCGGGCGACCGAGGGCTTGGTGGCGAAGGTCGCCCCACCGACGGAGACGGGAAGCTTTCCGACATCGTGCAGGTATTCGGAGGAGACACATGAGCGGGATTGCGGTCGGTGCGGGGACCCTCGTGTACGTCAACGGAAAGATGTGGGGGAGAGCTGTTTCGTTTTCCTTTTCGCCTCAGACCCCTCACGTAGCTTTGCGTGGCCTGGACTTTTTGGGGGCTTGCGAGCTGTCTCCGACGGGCACCAGCATCTCTGGTAGACTCTCGATGTACCGGAAGGCAGGGGACGGAGGCGTTGAGGGGGCCGGGATGTCGGTCGCGTCGCAGTATATCCCCACCCTAAAATACTTCTCTCTTTCTCTCGTTGACCGCCGTACGAAGACGGTTCTTTTTGAGGCTCCCCACTGTGTCGTCGACAATCAAACCTGGACGGTGCAACCCAAGAGCATCATCACGGGGGAAATCGCCTTCCAGGGGCTGGATTGGAATAATGAGCTTCAGCCGGTCCGCACCTGACCACGTAATCTAAAACCACAGAGGTCAAAATGGCCGTTACTCGGCAGTCCAATTTTTTGAGCCAGCAGCGAGTCGACATCCCCCATCTGCGCGCGCTGGAGTCTGCCGTAGCGGGAGACTTCGACGTGCTTGCGGGTCGCGCACTTGCCGGTGAAGCCCCTCTCGTGCTGCGCGGATTTACCCCCGTGGGCGTAGCGGTAGGAGCCTCCGCGGTTTCCTTGCGTCTCATGACTGCCGACGCGCTGGTGTTCAACATGAACGCGGCCGAGTCGGGCACGTTCCTTTGGGTGCCCCTGAATCGCCCCATCGAGACCCTGAACCCGACCACGAACCCCCGCATCACTGGCGGCTGGACGGCTGGCGCAGCGAATTTCGTAGGCCTCGAGTTCGTGCGCTTGGCGGACGACTCAACGACCGACCTCGTTGAATTCCGAGACCCCATCACAGCCAAGGACACCCCCAAGCTGGTGCCGTTGGCTCGTACTCTCGACTACCGAATTCGCATCAGCACCGTGCCGTTCAGCGCCGAGCCTACCGTCGCCCCACTCGCAATCGTCACCCTGGACGGCGCCGGTTTTGTAGCTGCCTGCTACGACGCACGCGCAATGATGTTCCGCCTTGGTCGCGGCGGCGACGCACCAGACCGCTACTCGTCTTTTGCCGGATGGACGCGCACCGACGAGCCGTTCGGGACCAACACCGACGCGGATTTTACTGGTGGCGACAAGAGCATTTCGAGCATGAAGGGCTGGATGGACGCCGTCATGACTCGGCTGTGGGAAGTGGGTGGCGGAAGCAACTGGTACTCCCAGGCGGCGGACCGCAACGTCACGCTGTCGACGATTGGGTCCCCGTTCCCGAACGGAGAATATTTCCAGTGGAACGCTGGAACCCAGACCGTTCAGTGGCAAGGTCTGCGGATTTCCTTTTCTGACTCCGCGTCCTACTCCGCGTACATTCAAGACGGTATGATGACGCCGTTCCGGCCTGGGCAGGCCCTGTACGTCGACCTCGACCGCTCGGCGACGCACGCTCCGGCATGGGCTCCGTCTCAGTTTTATGTGACCGGCGCCCTGGTGTCGAGTGGAGCCAACGCGTACGAGGCTGTGACAGGTGGAGTCTCTGGACTTGTGGCCCCAGCAGGTACTGGGCTTGTGGGGGACGGCACGGTCACCTGGCAGTATCTCGGAGCTGGCGCTCTTCCCCTGATTATGCAGGTCGGGGACCTCGAGACGCTCAGCGCTACCGGTGCGTCAGAGAACAGGTGGGTGGTTGCGTGGCGAGTGGAGGACCAGGTCTTCACGCGCGGCTGGCGCTATCCCGTTGGGACCCTGTTTGTCCCTGCGACCCCCACCGGCCAGGGCGTACTTAAGATTTCCCGCGACTACACTGGGGAGGATACCCCCGGCACGTCCGGGCTGAATGACCCGATTGCTCTGTCGGACCGAGGTGGAATCATCACCGCCCCCACCGCCATCCCGTTTGACAGAGCAGCTCTCATCATTAGGGGCGGTTCAATCGCCCAGCACGGACTGTACGTCTCGCCAGGCACGACCCTGACACCAATCGACTGGTGGGCAGCAATCGTAGGTGACAGCAATAACGCTCCGGGACGCAGCGGCGTACTTGGCCGAGGCACCGGGGCTCCCGGAGTGGTCGGTATCGCAGCGGCAGACCCGGCGACCGTGCCCACTGCGTTTGTGGGTCGCGAAATCGGCGTCGCGGGAGCTGGTGGACCTGGGGCCCCCGGCATCGCCGGCATTAGTGAGGGCAACAATGCGGCCACCGACGACCTCAACCCCAGCTATCAGTACAGCCCAGGTGGGTACGGGGCAGGTAGCGACAACTCGGGTAGCTGGAACGCCTTCTCTCCTCGCATCTTTAAGGGGTTCGGCGGTCCGGGGTACTTCGGCCGAGGCGGAGCGCTGGAAGGCTTTGGCGTAATCGGCATTGGCGGCGTAGGCAGTGTGGGGCCGTCCACTTTCTTCGAAGTGGCGTTCGGTGCTGGCGGAGCTTTTATTGGCGGCGGCTCCAACTCGAACGGTGCCGTAGCGCATGGAGGCACGACTGTCGGACTTGGGCTCTGGGGCTCGGCAATTACCGACAGTGGCTTTGTCGGCATCGGGACCGGAATGAACGGCGCCGGATTGGTCGGCATCTCGGCCGAGACCGGTACAGCCTACGGCGTCGAAGCTCACGGTTCGCAAGGCACCCAGGACTCCAACGGGCTTCTCGCTACCGCCAACTTGAACGGCCGAGCCATCAGGGCTGAGGCTAGCGGCTCTGGCGCGACGATTGAGGCCATCGCGTCCGGCACGGGTTGGGCTCTCGACGCCGAGCGACGAATTCGGGTGCATGGCAACAGCACGTCGGAAGTCGCCATCTTTGCTCCGAACGCAAGTACATCCAATGTCGTATCTTCGTTCAACCAGCTCCTCGTCAGCGCGAGCCCTTACTCCCACGTCGAAAACGTGCAGTACACGACGTTTGGAAACGGCATTACCTTGCTGGGGTACGGGGGCAGCGGAGTGTCGCTTGGGGTAGCGCGCAGTGCTGCAGTGCAAATCGCAAATCGTCAAAATACGAACGGGGCGCTGATTTGCGAGTGGCTGCAGAGGGACTCCGTCGGAACTGCCTACGACCAGGTGGCCAAGATGGACAGCTACGGTTCGCTGACCGTCAATGCGGGAGTCTCTGGGGGGCACGCAGTCCAGGGCAACGCCAACGTCGCCGGCAGCTACGGCGTCTTCGGTTTCGCCAACGCTGACAACTCGTACGCGATTGGCGCGCTCGCCAACGGCACAGGTCGCGTGGGGCTCTACGTCGACAGCAACAATATCGGCGTTCTGCTCGGCACGACCCCCGACCCCATCAGTGGAGTTGGAGTTGAGGCCCACCTGGGGATTGGCGCGACCGCCTTTTGGTCCCAGGGTCCTGGGCTGGGGCTCGCGGTAGATTCGGACGGCGCAAGCAACAGCATCGAGGTCACCGTCACCGGAAGTGGCACCGGGGCCATTATCAATCTGCTCGGTGCAGACACACTGACAGCGGCCAAGCCCTGCCTGCAGCTGCTTGGGTCCACGGCCCGAGCACCACTGAACATGGGCGTCCTGAGCGCTTACCCGACCGGGGCAGCGCAAAACGGAGACATGTTCTTCTTGCGTTTGGCGGGACCTCCTGTTACGTACTACATTTGCGTGTACATCGACGGCTGGCGCCAGACCTCCATCTAAGGAAAAAATATGGCAGACATTTCGGTTCTCTACCCCAAATTCGGCGCGCAGGTCCCACGATTGCTGGCAGCTTGCGCTGCTCGAGGGGCCACCTACAAGGTGACCTCCACCGTTCGCACGTTCACGGAACAGGACAAGCTCTACGCCCAAGGGCGCCCAGGCAAGGACGGCAAAATCGTGCCGGGCGGTATCATCACTCACGCCAAAGCGGGCCAATCGTACCATAACTACGGTGTGGCTTGCGATTTTGCGCGCATTAGGGACGGGAAGGCTGACTGGTCTCCGGCCTCCTACGCAATTCTGGGCGAAGAGGCGGCGAAGCTCGGGCTTGAATGGGGCGGGTCCTGGAAATTCGTTGACGTCCCGCACGTGCAGCTCAGGGTCAAGCTCGCCGACTTGCAGGCTCAACTCAAGAAGGGCGGAATCGAGCAGGTCTGGAAGTGGCTCGACTCGTGTAATCTTGGACTCAAGGTGACTTAATGGCTGGACGAATCATTCATGACGTGTCGCAGGGCATCGTGGCCGTTGGGGCCGGCGGAGTCGTTCAGGTCGCGTCGACCACCGGGCTCTACGAAAAAGCCTACGGGTACGTGTTCTTGGCGGGGCAGCCCGGCGAGACAGTGCGGATTGACCGCGTCCTTGACGCCACCCACGTGACGCTGCTGCTCGTCCGGGAGCGGCGTGGGAATTCCATCCTCGGGACCCCCATGGTTCTCAGCTCGGGGGACTACACCCACTTCGCCCCCACGGCGTACGTTGGCGGAATCCTGTCCCTCCCAGAGCAGGTCGTGCAGAACCCGAACGACCAGCCGCTGGCATAACTACCAGTTCCAGGGCCCGGGATGGGCGATGCATGCCATGGCCGCAATGTTGGCGGCCATGAAAGCCGTCACGGCGAGAATCAGCGCGAGCCTCTTAAGTTGCGTAATCATTGGCACCTTTCACGGGAGACCTTCTTGCCTCCCAAAAAAGACCGTATCTAAAAACCTCGGCCCTGTCAATACGTCACTCTGACGCGAACCACACCTTCCCGCGGGGCCTTCACGCCAATCTGGAGGCCCTCTTCGTCGCCTGCGGGCATTTCCACGGTCTGCCACTTCGCTGGTCGGCCGCACCTGAGCCACTCTCGCTTGCAGTCCGACTCGTGCTCCCCGACGTACATCAGCGCGAAGTCGCCCTCTGAAGCGTCCAGCAGCCACCACTTGACGTCCGACATGTCACTTCTCCTTGATGTAGATGGGGAATGCTGGCTTCTGACCTTGCTGGGGCTGAATCACCACGATATACTGCTTGGTCGTCCCCATCAGCACTCCGGTGGGGCTGTAGACTCTGTGGTCGCTCATGGTGTGCCGCCTTTCGTGATGGATTTACTTGTACTCCCCGCGACCGCCCCTGTCAAGGGGTGACGGCGACCAGCTTAGCTGCCTTCTTCGCGGCGCGCTGGGCCTTCTTCGCGGCCTTGGCGGCCTCACCGTCGACCCACGCCTGGGTCACCATCGAAACCCGGGTAACGATGGTCTGGTGGAGGTCCTGGTAAATTTCGTGCTTCTTAATCGAACCGGCCAGCCAGACCAGGTCCTCGGTGTCCCACTCCTTGTCGTCGAGGGCGCCCGAAGCGAACCAGGTCCCGACGTTCCCGTCGACCGTGACGAACTTGACCAGGGTGGTTAGCCCCCACTGGGTCTCAAGCTCCTTCAGCGAGAGGATGGTGGCCTGGACGACGAACTTGCTCTTCTCCTCGCCGCCGAAGAACTTCGAGGTCTCCTTCAGGTTGACGAACTTGCGGCGCTCGATTTCCTTCCCCATTTCCCGCTCTGCAGTGGGGATGATGGAGGCCACCAGACCCGCGCCCTTGAAGTTGACGGTGCCCATACGGCCAACGACGCTGAGGTTGTGGAGGTAGTCGTTCAGCTCGCCCTTTTCGGCCTCAGCGTCGATGAAGACCATGAGGTACTCGAAAGCGGCTTGTGCGCGGGCGTGGTCGGTCTCGGTGGGGATGTATTCGAACTTGACCTCCTTGCCGGCCGCCTTCATCTCCATGGCGCCGTAGGCCGAGTCGGCGGTGGCGGTGGCGTTGAGGTTGCGAGCGGCGGTCCTGCTCAGCCACCCCGAGACCCGGATGTCGGCAGCGACCCAACCGAGGTAGGACATGAGGTCGAAGCGGTCAGCGACCCGGCCGCTGGACTCCAGGTCGGAGAAGTCAGAGAGGGAGGCGACCATCTCGAAGTAGGAGGCCACCGAGGCGGCCGTCTGATTACCCGTGAAATCCTGAATACAAGTTGAGCCCACCACCTTGTACTCACCGTTGATGTTTTCCGTCGCGTTCATGAATTATATATACGCGACGGCCACCGGCGTGTCAAGCGGGCCAGGGAATTTCTGTTCCGTTCGGCAGAACGACGCCCGGCGAGCACGAGAAGGTCCCCAGGAAGCGGAAGACCTCATTCGCGTCAAGCCTCCGCGCGTCGCAGGCTCCCCGGAAGATGTCGAACGCGACATTGGCCTCTCGGATGGCCTGCCGGTACGCGGAACCCGCCCCGGGCAGACTCTTCTGCGACTTGACCCAGGCGTCGTCCTCCGCGTCCGATGCTCGGGAAAAGTCCTTGGCGAGGACGAGAATCTGCGGGGTGATGCGGTTGAAATCAGGCTTCATGATTAGCTCTCCTTGTGAAGGACATACAGGCTCTTGCGAGCGCGGTGAGTGCGGCAATGGTCGCAGACATCGAGGGGATGGTTCCTGATTTCCGCCGGCATGGTCTTGCCGGGGGCGGTCCTGACAATGACCGAGTTCTGACCGTCGCCAAGCTGCACGACGTCCATGGCGGCGACAAACTCCCACCCGTTCAGCCTGGGCTGGGGCCCCTCGACGGTCACGACGTGGAAGCGGTGGAATCGCCCGGTGGGCCGGTTCCAGGCGTCCTTCTCTTCGACGTCCTTGACCTCGATGACCTTCATGGTGATGGGCTGACCGACCAGCTTGACAGCGCGCTTGGAGAGGCGAGAGATGCGGTCGCGGAGGGCATTCAGGTTGCAATCCGGGATGTTGAAGCGGGCCAGCTCGACGGTCTCGTTGGTTTCGGTAGCCATGAATTACTTAATACACGGTGGCTTTGGGGGTGTCAAGGGGCTCTGCCTTCCAGGTCTCAAGTCCGGGCCCGGTGGGGTTGGGCGGAATGTGGTCGAGCTGGTACTCGATGGTTTTTGATGGGGCCGATGTCGACTTCACCCCCGCATCCCCGAAGCACGAGAAATCTGGGGTGGCATCCTTCGCCGTCCCGGTGACGACGTCGAAGGCGGCGGCTCCCGCTCCAATGCGGCGCAAACCCGCCTGCCGGGGGCCGGACTTGTTCCCGTCGGCGAGAAGCACTCCTCCGACCGAAATGGAAGCGGGCCGCAGACCGGGCGGCATCGCTTGCCAGGCGGCGTAGGCCCGGTTCGCCTCGGCGAGAGTCGGGTCCACATCGATGTCGGGAAGCTTGGCTTTCGGGGCGCGGACCCTCTTGGGTTTCGGCTCCGAAGCGGGCCCCAGAATCTGCTCCGTGACGGGAACGCCTGGGTCAAAATATTTCAGCGCGCCTGGCTGGTGGCCGTAGTTGCCCCGCTCCCAGACCCCGAATGTCGGAATGGTCGGGCGGGTGCCCAGCTCGCTCACCGCATGAACGTCATCGCAGCAGACTCGGTACAGAACGGCGCCAACACAGCGCATCTGGGGGTATTTATGCATCTTCTCCACAATCCGATTGACCGTCTTGCCGGAATCAATCAAATCGTCGACGACGAGGTAGTTCGTGACGTCCGAAGGAACAAAGCCGCTTACGGCCTCGGACGAATGCGCTGGGTCCCCCTTCTTGCGCACGACAAAAAACGGCAGTTTCATCAGAAGGGCGACCGCACCCACCAAAGGGGCGCCAGAGTTGCCCATTGCGGCCAGAGCCCTAGGGCGCAGCTCCTTTGGGAGGCACTGGGCGGCGTACTTGATGGTCTTGACCACCCCCCGGACCGTCTCCTCGAACTTGTTCGGGTCGAACACGTCCTCCGTATACGAGGGACCCACGGGACTTCCGAGGATTTGGCGACGTCGAGCTGGCATGCGGGGATTTATACGGCTCCCCCGCAGGTCCTGTCAAGGGGCGCGGTTGAGTTCTTTCTTCAGGGTCGCCAGGAAGTACTCCCCCGTCTGCCCCTGCAAGGCCTCGCACAGCTCTAGGACGCCACCGCCGGCCCTAAGGGCCTCTTGGGCCCGGCGCCACCGCAAGCACTCGGCGTGGGTGGTCTCGCCCCATCCCCAAATCTGCATAAAATGCAGTTCGGTCTCAACCATGGCCATCCAAATCATGTCGTTCGTCATCATGTTAAGACCTCATCCAGCAAAGCTTGACCTCTTTCTTAAAGCGGGTCAACGCGGTGTAAGCCCATCTCCTACCGTCGGCGGACCCAAGCTTAATGGTGGGCTCGATGACCACCACCCCGTGGGTCCATTCTGACCCCTGGGCTTTATGAGTCGTAAGTACATACCCCAGGTGGGCCTGCAAGTACGGAGGCCCCGCGGGGGTCCCATCATCGTTGTGCCCAAACTCTGCCTCACAGAGGCGCCTGGCGGCCTTACGGGCCGCGAACGGGGCCACGGACCCCAGCGTACCAAACACCTCACGGTCAGCAACCAAGGCCACCTGGCGGCCCTTCAGGGGCGTGTCCACCTGCACCTCCAGGTAGTTGACGAAGCAGCTCGCATTCGCGTTTGCGTCGCGCACCCCGACCGGCTCCGTATTGATGGGGGCGGGCGTCGTCAGCACGGTGACCACCTCACCGTTGAAGACCTCGAGCAAGTAGTTGTTGGCGGCCACCAACAAAGGCTCCCCCTTGTCGAGGACGTCGGGGGTTCGGCCGCCGTACTCGCGAATTGCCGAGTTTAGCTGGTGCCGTGTGACGTTGCGGTGACAAATAGTGGCGCCCTCTGCGGCGTACGCCTCCGCGGCGGTGCGCGTCAAGGCACTCTCCAGTACGATGGGGAGTTCGGCCAAGGCCTGGCCCGGGAACTGCCCCAGCCTGACCCCCATCGAGGCCCGAATGATGGGCGAGTCGAGGGCTTGCCGGTGGATTTCGGTCAGGTTTACTCGGAACGCGGCCGGCAGGTCGGGGGAGAACACACTGAAGTCATGAAGCTGGGGGTCCATCTCGACTGGCGGGAGCTGGTGGCCGTCTCCGATGAGAATGAGGTTCAGCTCGAGGTCGCGTGCGCGCCGGAACAGGTCACGGAACACCCCGAACGTCACCATCGACGCTTCGTCGATGACCAAATACCCGCATCGGGGCCTCTCAATCTTCCCGGGCTCGCGCAGCCCCCACTTCAAGGTCCCGTTCTCGGGGTCCTCCTTGGCCTCGTACAGCCAAGAGTGAATCGTCTTCGACTTGGCCCCTGAGGCCTCTCTGACCCGGACGCTAGCCTTGCCGGTCGGACAGCAGACCAGCAGCCCGTCCTCTTCGTCGTTGACCAACTCCCTGATAAGAGTGGTCTTTCCGGTGCCTGCAGCCCCCGACACCACCCCAATAGCACCGCCTTGGGGTGAGGTCTTCTGGAGCCCGCGAATCTGGTCGAGGGCGTTCTGCTGGCCATCGGTGAGCTTCATCGCTTCCCCAACGGAATCGGCTCGGGCTCGGGCTCGAACTCGGTGCCCTCAAGAAGGCTAAGGGCGTCAGCCTCGGCCATCATTTCGGGCTCTTCGTCGATGTCTGCCGGCTCCTGGAGCAAGCAAATCGGGCAAATGTGCCCCCACTCCCTCTCCTGCCAACCGTCGGCAAGGGCCTCTTCGGCGGTTCCTTCACGGACCCCCCTCAGAACGACCGCGCCCGCCGGAACACCGACCTCTTCCGCCCAGTCGGCCGGGAGCTGCCACGAATTGTCGGTTTCGTGGTCTCCGTTGCACTTTGTGCAGAACACGTAGGTCCGCTCCACCGTGTCTCCGTCGGAATCTGGGTCCGGTACAACGAGAGTCTCTTGCATTTTATGGCCCCACGGCATCAAGAATGATGACCCACTCCATTCCATCGTGGGTCGCACGCAACGAACTCGGCGCGTTGCCACCACAGACTAGCAAACCCGGTGTGTCGATGCAAGTCCTTAAGAGCCGATTCAGCGCGTTACGGGCACCGATAGAGCCCTTCGGGAAGTCGGCCTGTTCTGAAATGGTGACCTCCCACTTGTACTCCCCAGCTATCGCAGTGGGGAGCTGCTTGACGGTCCTGGTCATGCGTCACCGAATCAGGGACGTGAGGTCGGCTACATCATCGGCCGAAGACTCCTCGGCCTCACTGTCAAAATCGACAGCCCCGCCCTCTTCCAGCTCGCACAGGAAATCGTGCAGGATGGACCGACGGACGCTCTTGGTCACGGTGCGCGGCAGGTACTCGTCCATCACTTCCAGGCCAACCACGACAGCTTCTGACTTAGTCATTTTACTCTCCTTTTTAGTTCACATCATTGAAACCCACGTGGCTTACAAGCCCACGAACGGACGCCAGACAAGCCCGGCACCGTATGTTACGTTCACTCCACTTCCGCCCGCAGACAGCCACACCTTGGGGCCCACATCGAACTTGCCGAAGCGGTACGAAGCCCCGACACCCCCCAAGAACCCGTTCGCTCCGACCCCCAAGTCTAAGGAAAGCCCGAGCTTTTCGTACCAGTGGTCATCGAAGATGTGGGGATTAACTGCCGCGACTGCGATGTCTACCCCTACGTTCTCTTCGCTTGAGGTTACGCTCGCCTTCCAGGACCCGTCCTCGAGCTGGCCGACGACCAGCGTCATCTTGAGGGGGCGCTTCTGGTCGACTGAAACGAAGTACTCTGGGGGGCTCGTAATTGTGTACCCGTTGACCCCGATGTAGCCGAAGTCCTTCGAGAAAGATACCTTGAGGCGCTCGGGCTTGGTGGGGCCATCGCCGGGGACGACCGTCTGGGTGCCCGTGCCCTGGGCCTCGTACTTCTTCTTCCAGAAGACCACCAGGTTGTTGGCGACCAGAAGCTCCTCGCCGCGGGCGTTCAGGTCCTTGGTGAGAGCCGCCACCTGAGCGTTTTTCTGGTCCAGGAGCCCCTTCAGGGCCTCCGTCTGGATGGCCAGCTTCTCGTATACGCCCATGTGGGTCTCGAGGGTCTTGTCCTTCTCGGCCACCGCGTTCTGAAGCTCAGCGATGCGCTTGTCGTACGACATTTTCTTGACGCCGCCAACGACGAGCAGGACCAGGACGGCGACGAAGAGCCCGATGGACGCGTACTTCACGACAGGGGTTGGGATTTCCATTACCACCCCCTATACGGCATAGGGGGTGGTCCTGTCAAGCTCTCAGAGGTCCTTGAGCAGGTCCTCGGTGCCGTCCGCTTCGTCGTCGGGGGTCAACTTGACCGCGTATCCGTCGATGAGGCCTTCGGGCACGTCGCGGTTGGGGTACTGGCGCAGAAGGTCCTCTACTTGCTCACCCAGTTTCTTGTTCCCGCGGTACGCTGTAGCCCCCATGGAGTCGGAATGGGTCAGCGCGTGGGCGAAATTGGACTTCGCGGTGACTGCCCACCCGGTTTCAGACGACCTGGACTTGACTTGGTAAAAGGTGAAGTACCCCTTGCCGATTGCACGCTCGTCGCGGTTGATGGTGAGAGCGTTGGTGGCGCTCATAATGATGCCAAAGCACTCCGCCACGTCCTCCTGGGTCAGGAGCCGCTTCTGTCCGCCCATTCCCTTGTTGACCTTGGAACCTTCGCGGTTCGTCTGGGCCACGACCAGGCAGTGGAATTTCTGTTCAACAGCCAGCTGCACAAATTGGCGATACAGGTAGTCCTGCGTCTCGCGCAAGCTCCACTTCGCGCCCTGAGACTCGCGCGCGTAAAAAATGGCCGGGTAGTCGACGACAAGGAGGTCGTACCCGCGGCCCCGCTCGGCCGTCCGGCTAGCCTGCATGCGCAGGACGTCAGCGACAACGTCCTCGACGTACGCGTTGACTTTTGGGATGTGGATGTAATGCAGATACTTATTCATGTACTTGGTCATAACGTCCATTTCCCGGGCTCCGTCGGGCGTATGAGACCACTTCCAAAGCTCCCCCTTCGTCTTCCCGACGACGGAGCAGTACATTTTTGTCATCATGTCGTTGCGGCGACCTTCGCGCGTAATCCATAGCACGGACTTCTTTGCCATTGCGTTGTGTCGGACAATGGAGCTGAGCACCGTGGTCTTCCCGGAATTTGCAGCCGCGATAATGACCGTTGTGTCTCCAGGCAACAGAGACCCCTTCGTCCCCTCCGGTAGGATTTTGCGGTCCAGGATGGTGAGGCCTGTGCTGATTGCGTTCTCCATGTCGAGCGTTTCGGCCTCGCGAACGGAACGCCAATCTTCCCAGTCGGCCAGGGGGTTCTCCTGGAACGAACCGAACAGCAAATCTTTACTGGTGGCGTGGAGGAGGGATTCCGCCTTGTCGAGCTTCCTCGAGTTGATGAGGTTAATCGTCTGGGGCATGTTCGTCAGCAAAAGCTGAAGTTTTTGCCACCCTGTGAGCTGCTCTGCCAAGTAGTCGACGCCGTACGTCGCGGTCTTGGCGTTACACAGCGAGATTTTGTTGTTGATTCGCACCCGGTCTGCTTGGTCGAGCGCCTGGAAGTCCCGCCAGGCTCTGAATTCGTCCAGGCTTGTAGGAATATGATTGTAATGGTCGTAGAATTCGGTGTAGGCGCGGTGGATGCGAGCGATGTCCGGGTCGGTGAACCACTCAGAGAGCAACCTCTTGTAGGTGGTCTTGAAGAACGCGTCTTTTTGCATGATGTGGCCGCAAATCGCCTGCTGCTGTCCCTCGTCGAAGGGAAGCTGGGGGCTGACGCTGTCGAGCTTCAGATTGGTGGGGTCGTCACGCATAGTGTTCCTTGATGTCCTTCAGATACATGAAAATGTGCTGGGGGTAGAGGCGGGGCGCCGAGTCCATCAGGTCTTTCACCTCGTCGAGAGGCATTTCTCCTAGGTCGGAGTACTGGTCTGGGGGTCTCATGTCGTAGACCTCCAGGTTCTCCATGAGTGCTCGCAGCTCCTTCATCAGACGGGAAGCCTCCATAAAAGCATCTGGGTCAAGAGCTAAATACAAGCGCTCGATGCCGGAGAGTTTCAGGAGCTGGAGCTGGGTTGGGGAGACGAGCTTACCTAGCGAGGCCACCCCGCCGCCGCAGAGGTCGGTTTTGATGGCATCGAACGGTCCTTCGCACAGAATGGCGTGACGGCTGCCCTCAAGGTTGTCCCCAAACATGAACGTGCGCTCTTTCTTCAAGCCTGTGGACGTAATGGCCTTTGGGACCCTGATGGTGGTGTTGCTCTCTTCGTCGTACCACTCAGAAGGCCCCAGAATACGGGTCTGCCACCCAATCATCTTCCCGCGGGAAATCACCGGGAATACAATCGAATTCTTGGCTGGCCACCAAGCGATTTTGTACTTCTCTGCCAATGCCAACGGCACGCCGCGTTTGGCCAGGTACTCCTCCCCGGGAGACCCAGGAAGGGGCCGGAATCCGGGGTCCGCCAACACCTCGAGCTGGGTCTCGGGGACGAACATCGGAATTTCATCATCTTCGTCGAAGAAATCCTCCAAGACCAGGTCGAGATACAGGCTCGTGGGGCCCGACGCGACGCCGTACAGCTCGCGTCGCAGCGTGGCGATGTCGGTCCCCAGCAGTTCGGTCAGGACCCACTCCGCCTTGCCTGAAAACCCGCTGTTCTCGTTACAGACCCAGCAAACAAATCTGCCGTCCGCCTTTCTGAGGTAGAGTTTCTGTGCCTTCCCGCAGCGGGGGCAACTCAACACAAAGCTCTTGGAATTTTGCTTGTAGGGGATACTCCCCTCGTCAAGCAGTTCCTGAAGTTTAACTCCCAGATGGGCCATGTAACTCCAAGGTACTACGGTATTTTTTCAACATCAAGCCCGCCGATGGCGCAATTGGCCAAGGGCGGGCTCGGACCTACACTTACTCCTCAGCGGTAGGCAGGTCGTCCAGAAGGGGGTCTACTTCCGACGACGTCTCATCGGGGGCCCCAAGCGTCAGCTCGTTGGCCTGGTCGCGCCTCTTCAGCTCGGCGAGGACCTCCTTGCAGAGATTGGGGTCGTTCTTGAGAGCGGCAATCATGGCCGGCTTGCCCTTCCAATCCTTCCCCCCGAAGCTGTACGTGAGCTGGTTGGGGCGCGCGATGATATTGTACCCCGTCCCCAGCTTGAAGGCCTCCTCATGGAGGTTGACGATTCCCTTGTGGTAGTCGAAGGTAAACTCTCCGTGACGCTCCTTCGGGCCCATCGTGCTGTCAATCATCTTGCACTTAATCCGGTGCGCGATTTTCTCGCCCTTACCCTCGGTGTCCTCGGTGCGCTCGTCGTAGAAGGACTTGCCTTCCAGGTCGACCTTGCCGATTGCGTTGCGGTTCGGTTCCAAGAACAGGTTGTATTCGGCTACGTGCTGCTGGCCGAAGCTGGACTGGATGCGGTACTTGTTGCCGCGCTTGACCTCCAACTGGTCCATCTGGGCTCGAACGTGGCTGGTGAGGACGAGACCGAACCGAATCGCGCGCTGGACCGGCAGGATGCGCTTGAGGCCCTCCTGGATGGTGGCTGCGTTGTCGCCAATCTGCTGGGTCATGATTCCGTCCGAGTTCAGTGCGCGGCGGCCCTGAATCTGGGAAGTCGAATCGATGGCGACCATCTTCAGGTTCATCTGACGGTCCTGGACAAGGGCCATGAACTCGGTCTCGATGCGGTCAAAAATCTCGTCGGGGCGATTGGTCTGAAAACAGACGTACCGCTCGGGGTCGATTCCCCACATCGCCATGTCGGCCTCGGTCAGCTGGCCCTCCTCGCGGAACTCGGTGTCGAACTTAATCGCGAACGCCGTGGGGTCGTCCCGGTGAAGCTGGCCAATCATCGAGTTCGTGAAGACCGTCTTGCCGCACTTCGGCGGTCCGCTGACCTGAATCGTGAACCCGACGGGAAGGCCGTGGCCGTGGCCGAAGCAGAAATTGACTGAGGGGGAAGGGGTTCGCAGTACGAACTCGTGGACGTTCCGACGGCCCGCGGTGGGCAGGGCCCCCTTCATTCCGAGCAACTTCTCCATAATCTTCGCGTTATTAGGTGCCATGTCTTCCTTTAGTATCGGGGTTTGCCGAACTTGAATCCGGCGGTTGTTGTGGTCGGTTGAGGTGCTGCGTTCGGTGCTACAGGTGAAGGCTCATTGAGGTCCCACTCGCCCGCCGGCCAAGCTTCCGGGGTCTTCTTGGTGAGTGCTACTTCGAGGTCGGTGTCCATATTGGTGTTCTGGGCGTTGTAGTTGGGTCGGTTGTACATCCCGTCGGTTTCTGAAACGACCTTCTTCAGGGCGTTCAGGGCCGCGTCCATGTCTTTGATTTTGAGGCGGAAGTACATGACCGCAGCCTCGAACCGCAGCTCCTTCTCGACGGCCGCATTGTACTCCGGGTCAGCATCCAGCAGGGCTGCTCGCGTTTCTGCGTTCGATGCGAGTTTCTTTTCTGCCAGGATGCCTGGAATTACGTCGATGATGACAACCGCCTTGCGTCGAGCCGTTTCCTGCCCAGCCAACAGGTGTCCGAGATAGACCTCAGGCAGGTGTCGACCCAGGACGAAGCAGGCCTTCGAAAAACAGGCCAGCAGCTCGGGAGCCTTCGGTCGAGTGACAAAGGCAATTTCATGCACTCGCCCTTCGGCCGTATTTGGTACGGTCAGGTCGTAGGTTTTACCGTCCGGCGTCACAAAGACATCATCGTTCATTGTTTCTCCTTTCGAACAGTCCCCCGACCAGAAGACGACCAAGAAAACAGTCGGGGGACCAACCAAAAGAGAATCGGTTACTTATTGTACTTCGCCATGAACGCTTCCATGTCCTCTTCCTCGAGCTGCGAGGCAAGCTTCGGGGTCACGGTCCCCGGCTTCACCTCTGCTTTGGGGGCGGCGGCGGGGGTCACAACGGCTGCTGCGGCGGCCTTTGCCTTTGCTGCCTTGCGTGCTGCCAGGGCTGCCATCTGCGCAGCCAGGGCTGCCTCCTCGGCGTCCTCCTCCGACTGAGCGCTCGGCACGGCGGGGAGCGCCGCGGGAGTCGCCTTCGGTGCGACAGCTACAGGAGCTGCTGCGGGGGCGACCGGCTCGTCCTCGGGCTCGTCACTCAGGATTTCCTCGACGGCGGGGGACGCAGTGGCCGCCTTGGCCGAGTTCTGCTGCTTGGGCATATTGCAACAGGTGCGGATGATGTCCTCCTCGCCGCCGCTGTCGACAATCATCTTGATTTGGTCAGGGGTGAGGTCGCGACCGAGGGTGTCCAGCGCGGGGAGCTTCTCGAGCGCGTCGAGGTCCGACTGCGTGAGAGCGTCATATCGGATGCGCTCCATGGTCTCGCCGTCGACGGTCACCTCCTCCTTGAAAATCTCGGGGACGTCCCGAATCTCGTTGAAGTCGGTCCCGTGACGGGTCCACTTGAACCAGAGGCCCTTCTCAGGTGCCAGCGGGTCCACGCCCTTCGCCAGCAGCTTGTCGATGAGCCCGGGCGACGTCGGATTGTTGCTCTTCAGGAACTTGTAGGCGGCGTGGCTGCACTGGAAGAATCCCCAGACGGAATTGATGTCCTTCGCGGCCAGATGCCACTTGCGGTCGCAGTTGTGAGCCTTCAGCCAACCAGCCACGTACTGGGTTGCGGCGGTGACCTCCTCCTCCGTCTTACCGGCCTTAGCCAGCTCCTCCTTCTTGCTCTTCAACGTGTCCTTCTGGAGACGAATCGCGTCGCACTCGGCGCAGTGCACGGTGATGTTCCCGTTCCGGTCCGTCTTCTCGCAGCAATTGAAGGTCACCGGGATGTCCCGCGCCTTCCCGTCGCCGCCGACCACCTTGAGCGTGTAGCCCCAGTGCTGCTTCAAATATACCGCCCAGGTCCCACGCTCCGCGAGGGCGCCGTAAGGCGGGGCGATGCGAACCGTGACCGTGCGCTGCTCTGGCTTCTTGTGCCCCAGCTTGAAATATGTGAGACGCTTGCTCTCGTTGCTGCCGCTGTAGTTGGCCTTGCCGAATTGAATTGCCATGTCTTGTTGTCCTTGGTGTGATGCGGTTGGTTTTACTTCTCTGCGTTCTTCTTGGTGTTCTTCTTTGCGTTCTTGATTTCGGTGAAAGCTTTAACTGCGTCGTCCTGCGTCACGGTGTCCCCCAGGGCGGTAGCGACGAACTTCCCCTGGAACAGGGCACGACCTACAGCCGCCTGTGCCTGGAGGGGAACCCCGAGGACGAGCACGGGAATCACAGGTCCGTCGGCGCCGAGCGCCTTCACTTGGGCGAGCGCGTCGAACTCGAGCAGTCCCGCGATGAAGTCGGCCCCGAGAACCGACGCCACGTAATTCTCGACCATCTCGTGGACGTCCTTGTCGTTCGCGAAATAGGTGTTGCCAAGAAAAGGCAGGTCGGGAATCGACGACAGGCCAATCCGCTGAGCAGTCTCCCGGATGCCCTGAATCATCACCGCGAAGACGCTCGGGGTGAACTCGCGACGGCGAGGTCCCATAGCCGACATCACGGAGAACGCGATGGGGCGCGTGGTGGTCTTGTAGTCTACCACAACCACGTCACTCAGCTCCCCAGCCTCCCCCACGAAGGTCTTGACGCTTGCGGCCGGTCCCGTGACGAATACGGGGAACCCGACCTTCTTGAAGGCGGCGACCAAGGCCGCCTCTGCCTCCGGCAGAGCTGCTCGCGCCTGAGAGCGCAGCATTTCACGGCCCGGCCGGGTCCTCATGTCTCCCGCGACGGTGTTGTTGGCTGCCTCATTCAGCTCCTGGAAACGCTTCATCGCATTCTTCATTTGCTCTCCTCTTCGTCGTCTTCTTCTGCTGCTTTTGTTTTTGCTGTCAGCGACGGTTCCAGAATTAGAACGTCCGCCAGAAAAAAGCCCGTCTCGCCCGCCTTGCGAATCAGCAGGCACCCGACGATGGCTCCAGTGAGTGTACTGGAGAAATTCGCGGGGAGTCCATCCTTGCTAGGCCATCGTACCATCGACACCCGAGTACCGTCAACGTCCAGCGTCAGTTCGCACGCCGTTTTCTGGTCGCCTGTGCTCTTCTGTTTATAATCAAAACGGCGGTCGGCCACGACATACGCAACCGCAGACACCTTGAGGTCGCCCTCGAGAGGCCCAACGTCCAGCAGGGCCTCGTACTGCTTGCCCGTCACCACACGCCAGGTGTCGCGCACGTCGCCCACCCAGTGCTCGAACTCGCCCGTCTCCGTGTTGAGGCGGTCGCCCTCGGAAACAAAAGTGAGAAGGTCGCCGCCACGGAACCGCTGTGGGAAGGTCGCTCTGGCAAGGGGAAAAATCCGCGCACTGAACGCTGGGAGGACCTTCTTGCGGAGCTGGAGCCTGACCAGCGGGGACTCGAGGTCGAACTTGGCTGCGATGGAATTAATCTTCCTCTTGCCCACCACATTACGGAAGGCGAACACGAAGCTGGTCAGCCTCTGCTGAATCGTCATGGGGGAGCCGCTCTCGTCGACGGTAGGGAACAGGCTGTCCATCGCGCCGGAGACAATCAGGTTCTGAATCACGGTCGTGTTCAGCGCCGTGACCCCCTTCGCCCACACCAGCTCCGTTTCTCCTGTTGTTTTGTTGACCTTCTTCCGCTGGCGGGGGTGGGCGACGCGCCAGTCCTCAATCTTCTTCAAGAAGTCCTCGAGCGAGGCATAGGGGGCGCTCACCAAGAGCTGCTCGTGAGCTTTCGCGCCGAGACCATGCAGGAGGCTGAGCGGGGCTCGGATTCGGTCGTTCTGGATTGAAAAATCCCGCTTGCTGAATTGGATGTCGGGGAGGTCGATGAGCTTCCCGCAGTAGCGCCAGAACTTCTCGTCGATTTCCTTTCTGTCTGCATTGGTCAAAACAGATGCCCACCACTCGAGCGGATAATGATGCTTCAGCCAAGCGCAGGCGTACGAAATGGTGACGTAGCAAACGGCGTGGGACGCGTTGAACCCGTACTGCCCGAAGGTCTGCATCATGTCCCAAAGCTGGTCGGCCCCCTCTTGCCCCAGCTTTGACGCAGCCCCTTTCATGAACAAGGGCTTGTCGATTTTGTTCACGTCAACGATTTTCTTCTTGGAGATTCGCTGACGGAAGTTGTTAGCCTCGATACCTGTAGTGCCGCCGACCTCCTGGAATACGCGCTGGAGGCCTTCTTGGAAACAAAGGACGCCCCTGCTCTCTGGCAGCATCTTATCCAGAATGGGCAATGCCCCGACGGGCTTGAGACCGCGGGCGCGGCGAGCATACTCCACGAGCATATTGTGGGACTCGCCGGTCTCGTCCGTCACCTGTGCGTCGAGAGGGCCTGGCCGGTCGAGCGCGGTGAACACGGACAGAGCTTCGATGCTGCACAAAGGAGGCTTCTTGCCTGGCTCTGGGGTGAAGTGCCTGAGGCCTTGCCGCGCTGAGCCCGCGTCAAACTGAAACACACTCTCGACCTTGCCCTCGCAGATGTCCGTGTAGACGGCGTCGTCTGGGGGGAGGTCCCAGATGTCGAACTCTGCATCGCCGAACGGCACGATGCGGATGACAGGAACCTTCTTACCGTCGAGCGTCTTGAAGGGGATGCCTTCGTCATCAACGTACTGAAAATCGATTCGGGCATCGGGGGCAAGAGCCGCAGTGTCTGGAGCGTAGGTCTCGCGAATAAGCTTGATTGCCCCGCCGATATCCAGGAGCGACCTCACCGTCAGAAAGTCGACCTTGAGGCCGCCAGCCGCCTCAACCGCTGCGGCTTGGAAGCCGGTGACGCGCACGCCGCCCACCGTCATCAGGGGGATGAAGTTCTGGATGGGTTCATTACTAATTAGGAACCCACAGGGGTGGCGGGTGTTCGAACGTGACAGTCCACCCAACAGCATCTGTACCACGCTCCACTCGCGGGGGTATTTTTCAACAAACTTCTGGAGCACCTTGTTGGTCTCGAGGAGGCCCGGGACCCACATCCCGTCGTTGTCTTCGTAGCCGAAAACATATTCCTTATCGCCAATCCCCTGCGGCGGGTTCGGCAACGCCTTGCAGATGGCCTCGATGACTGGTGGTACACGCGGCTCAGTATTCCCGCCCTCACGGTCGAAGGCTCGAAAGACGTCCTTGATGGAGGACTTCAGCTTGAAGCTCGTCACGGCGCCGATTTGAGCCACGCACTCCCCGAAGCGCTCCTTCAGCCAGCCCTGGCGGTGAACCGTCACCTTCTTGATGGATTTTATCTTCATGTCCTAACGCCAGCCAAGTAGGATGTGATTTGCGTGCCCCTGTCCAATCCAAACTTCTCAACGTGGGAGACAGCGATATTGCACGGATGACACAGAAAGCCCCTAAATACTCCCGTGGAGTGGTCGTGGTCAGCGTTCCATCCTCGAACATGTCGGGGGTCCGCGGACCCGCAGCACTCACAATGGTTCGCTAGTGGTCTTAAGGCCTCCGCCTTCTGATGCTCGCCCGGGGCCCAGCCGCGCCGGTTCCCCTTCCTGCTGTTGAGCTTTGCCTTCTCTGGATTGTTATGCCGCCAGCTCTTGCTGCGGGCTCTACCGCACTTTTTGCACTGCCCGTTACCGTAATACTCGGACGTACCGCAAACACCGCACGTACCATCTTTAGAACCGGACATCTGCGCCCTCCCCTAATGCCTTTGCTGGCGTCATAAGGCCAGATGATGTTGGAACGAGTTCGTCCATGGCGACGAGTTTTACAGTGCCGTCTTCCATTTCCAACTCTAGCATTTCTTCATCGTGCTCTTCAAGGGGGGTCCGTGTGCTCAGGTCATTATCTATATCGGGAAAGCGGCCAGTCTTAATACGGTCGAGCGTCAGGAACCGGTCCAGCGACAGCCCGTACTTCATCGGGTCGACGTGGGTAATGCCAAGCAGGTAGGCGAGCAGGCACCCAGCGGCTGAGCCACGGCCCGGCCCAGTAAGAAGCCCTTTCTTCAGGTACTCCGTCATCACCTCTTCTGGAGGCATGAAATACGGCAGAAGGTCGACGGTCCCATTCAGGTGCAGGAGCTGGATTTCCTGGTCGAGCCGGTCGCACCACTCCTTGTTCGACCATTGCATGCGCCCGTGCTTCTTGATGAGGGCCATGGTGTGGCGGAGGGTGTCCTCAGGGTAGAACTTGACGGGTAACGTCTGGCGAGGAGAAAACTTGAAGCCGTCGAAACGGTGAGCCCAGGCGTAGCCGTTCTCAATCCACTCTTCGAAGCGGGCCTGCGGGACCCCCATGTGGTCGCGGAAGTACCCCCACGCCTCATCCGAAGTCCGGCGATGGTACGAATTAGACATACGCCAGCTACCAGACTGGCCGAGACGAACGTCCTGGACAATCTTTTCGTCGGGCGTGGCAAAGTGCGTGTCCCCGGAAATTTGTACCGGGTCGCCGTACTTGTTGGCCATCATCAAGATGAACTGGTTAGCCGTGCGCTGCAGGTCCCCGTCGGTGCTGGACGGGGTACACTCGTTGGCAACCCACCCCTCCTTCATCAGCACCGAAGCGAACTCGATGGGCTTGTCGAGGACCTTCCAGGCGCGAGCTTCCATGACCTCAGAAATGGCCATCCGGTTCGAGACGCACCCTGACGGGTTCGACCTGAACTCCTTGGCGAGGTCGGAGATTTCGATTGACTCCTTGTCGCCAAGGCAGCGAACCTTCTTCCAGGGCCTGAAGGTGGTCACGACGCCCTGGCGGTCGGTTACCTCGACCTTGGATTCCCAGTTGCGGTCGACCACGTGGGGGAAAACTTCCGCGAAGAAGTTGCCTGGCTTGAAGATGGACCGGAGGCGCTCGTAGTACTTCACCGCGGTCTGGGGGTCCTTCCGCAGCAAATGCCTCGAGACAGCCCCGATTAAACATCCAGAGCCCGCAGTAACGTTGTGGGCGCCCAGCTCTTCGAGGCCGGCCCAGTTGTAGAGAGGCTTGGCTTCTGAGCCGTGCTGCTCAGCTCGGAGGTCGGCATCGGACAGCGTCCTGGTCAGGGCGCTGAATGCGGCTTCGTCGAGGGCGTGGACCGTCAGGTGGCCATACTTGAATGTGTCTCGGAAGGTGCCGTCGGCGCTTTTGGGAGCGCCAGCGGCCGTCAAGATGGAGCAATTATCGTCACGGAAATACAGCTCCGTCCCGAGAATGGGCTTGAGCTTGCCCTTGAACTTGCCCGAGGTGCACAGGTCGTAGATGGTGCGGGTTGCCTGGAGAGTACCGTGGTCGGTGGACGTCAAATATCCGCTGCCAAGCTCTACTTCTCGTTTCGCGAAGTTCTCGATGGAACTCGCAGTATCCAGGCTGGCCGTGTGACAATGGCATTCTACGTATTGTTTCATGTCGAGTAGGAATCAGGAGTTACGTTTAAGAGCTACAAGAATCAAAAGCCTAATGGCGGCGAGGTTCCAGATTACACTGAGGTACAGCTTGCGAAACGGCCACCACCTCACTGGTGGCCTCGAGTCAGAGCCTTACGGAGCTTTTGTACCACAACTTCGACTTCAGTTTCAACCTCCGCTTCTGTAAGGTTCAGAGCGGCGGCCATCATCTTGAGCCCCCTCTCGTCGTCCGGTACGCCGTCGGGGTAGCGGTCCATCATTTTCTCTAGGCTGAAATCGAATCGCTTGAGATTGATAAAGTCCGCTTCTGTGTCAATCTTGCGTCGAATCTCAGAGGGGTCTGACATGGGGGAACTCCAGGATGGTTGCCGACTTGACACAGTCTACCTCTTCTTCGAGGGCGTGTACAGCCTTTTGATTTTCTTCAATTCTGGCCTTCACGGCCACGAGCTGCTGGCAGACATGAGCTAGACCCCGCATGAGGTGCTGGCGACGCGGCGCAATCATCCGGTAGAAGTCACGGGCCACTTCATATTCCGCGGCCAGGACCACCTTCGCCCTCTTCAGTTCCTGGAGCTGCTCTTTGGTGTCGAGGTACAGGACAAAAACGGCGTTCACTGCGCGGGTGAACCCGAGATGGCGCAAGAGAAGGCGTTCCGCGGCGGACTGCAGCATGACCCGCTCCGCGTTGGCTAGGAACAGCTTCTCTTGCGGGCTGGTGTCGGACATCAGTCCACCCAAATCGGGGCTTGGAGGGCAATGCGACCGCCGTTGCGCTCGTGGACCACGAAGAAGCTCTGCTGGGGCGGCTCTGGGCTCGCCGCGATTCGCTGAGCGAAGGCGTTGTAGCCAATGAGACTGCCATTACTAATCGAATCGCCTCCATTGAGCTGCTGGTGGAAGTGGCCATGCACGGTCAGGTTGGCGCGAATTCCGCGGTCCCACCCCGCAATCATCCTCTTCAGGGGCACGGTCAGACCGCCGATGCCACCGGCGTACTTGACTTCGTAGCCGTGCAGCAAACGCATCGTGAACGAGTCGAAGAACTTGCGGTAGGTGACGCCACCAGGAGACAGGCTGATGTTGACGCGCGGGTTCTTCAGGAACCGCTCCGAAATCCTGGCGTACGTGACCGTCTCGAGGGAGGTCCCCACCACGTTGGCGGACCGAATCTTCTTGGTGAGACGGCCATGGTTGCCGGGGAGAGCATCACCGACGATTTTGTAGTCGGACTCCTTCAGCCAATACGCGATGCCCGAGGCCAGCAGGTCTCCGGCGAACATGGATGCCTCAATCGGAGACATCGCATTGCATTCCTGACCTTCCTCATGAATCCACCCAGAGAAAAAATCCCCGAGGAGCCCGAGGTAGATGGTGTCGATGTGGGACTCACGCGCGGCGATGTTCACCAGCTTGAGGGCGTTCCGGAAGAACCGCTCGGAGCGCTCCTTTGCGATGGCCGGATTGTACTCGTTGAGGCCGTTGACAACGGCCCCTTTCACGATTTCGTCGACGTGCCAGTCGCTGGCGACGACGCAGGCGATGGCGTTCTTGCCGTCTGGTCCAGACGGATTGCCCAGACGGCGGATGGTGGGGAGGCCCACCGAGGAGAAAGTCCCCAACTCTGCCCGCAAGGCATCGTTCTCAGCAAGGGCTTGGGCGAAGGCCTTGTCCCGTGCTTTTGCTTGTGCCGCTTTTGCTTGCTCTGCCTTGATTCGGTTCAGTTCGGTGGGGGACTTTTTCATGGGTGCTCCTTAGCTCTGCACGGGGGCAGTCTGGGGTGCGGCGGGGGCGACCTCGGGCTTCGGGGTCACAGCGTAGATTTCCGCCACCTCAAAGAGGTTACCCTCTGGCACGGCGACCGTGTCCCCCACCTTCTTGCCGAGCACGAGGGCGCGGAACTCCTCCTTCAGCTGGTGCCAGGGAAGCTGCACGCGCGAACCCAGCTTCAGGACCTCGCCCGCGGGCGACTTCTGGGTAAGGACAAGAGCGGAACCTTCGACCACCTCGGTCTGCACCGTCAGCTCTCCCGTCTCGAGGCCGTGGGCGACTGCCTGCTTCTGGGCCGTCTGGCGGTCGGCGTCATCCGACAGCTTGAGATTGTCGATGGTCAAGTTTACGTCCTCGATGCCAAGCATAACGGCAGTGGCCCGGGCCAGCATGCGGAGGTCGTCAATCTGACGCTGCTGCTGGGTGAAGGCCTTGTTGATGGCCTCGTCGATTCGAGCGAGGGACACCTCAAGGTCCTGGACGCGCTGGACGGCGTTGACGGAATTCTTTCGAGCAATCTGTGCCACAGTATTCGATGAAGTCACCTAACTCTCCTTGTTGTTTTTGTTGCTTCTTGCTGCAGTGTTGGTCATGCTAGCAGGGTTGCGAGCGGAACGCCAGTGCCTGCCTCGGAAGTGGCTGCCCCGTTGGCGGCCTGCCCAGTGGCATTAATGGCTCCCATCGACCTTGCTTTCCTGGCGTGACGCTCTGAAATGGCGGTGATGGCTGCCGACGAAAGTGGCGCAAGAGGCGCCACTCCGCGGGGGCGCGCCTGGCCCTGGGCAGACTTCATGTAAAACTGCCCGGCCGCGTTGGTCGCCAACGTGTACCTCTGCCCGTTGGGGCCGATGTAGAGGACCTGGTCGCCTTCGGTGACCTTCTTGTAATTGATGACGCTGCCGTCCTTCTGTGGAACCGGCAGGACCTTGCCTGTGTCCTGCAAGGGCGGCTTCTTGGGGGCTACAGCCGCGGGCTGTGCCTGGGGACGAGCCGGTGGGGGTCGCGGGGCCTCTACGGCCTTGGGGGCTGGCTGGGCCTGGAGCTTCGGGGCTCGGGCCTTCTTGAGGGCGGGGGCCGCGGGGCGTACCTGCTTGGCGACTGCAGTGGCAGGGAGACCGCCAAGCTCTGGCTTCTTCAGGAGCCTCGCTGCCATCTTCTTGAGGATGT